CAGGCCTTCGACCTTCTGCTCGTCGACCGGTGCCTGGATGATTTGACCAGTAGACGGGTCGGTGACGGCTTCCTGCTTGGGCACGTAGCCGAGAGCCTTGATATCCTCCTCGAAGACAGCGAAATTGATGGGTTTTTCCATCTTGACGGTTAATAAGTTCAGCATGCCTTCGAACAGTTCCTCGGTGGCCTTCTCGTGCATGAATCTGTCCCAGGTGTCCCGGGCGTTCTCACGGGCGGCCTGCATCTTGAGAGCTGCCGGCGTCTTGCCGGCCATCGGTCCGCCCTGGGCTTCAGTGATCTCGGTCGTGGACGTACCGAACATGTTCTGCTGGATGGATGATAAGGCGGCGAAAGTGGCCTGGAATTCCTGCAATGGTGCCTCGCCGAACTGCATGGCCTCGACGGCGTTCTGCTGTTTGACCTTCCATTTGGTCCCGGCCTGGTAGCGGATGGTGCTTGGAGTCAGCATGTTGTCTATCATCTTGAGTGGCGGGTAGACTCGGTTCTTGGCGCCTTCGATGAACAGGTTCAGGATGGAGTCCTTGGCCTTTTGGACCTTCATGCCACGCTCGAAGTCGCCCAGTCCGAAGATGGAGCCGAGCAGCGGGAAGCAGTGGCGCATGACGACCGGTTTGCGTCCCGATTTGTGCGGGTTGTCCATGTCCCGGATGACTAGGTCGTCGCCTTTGGCCTGGTCCTGGAAGTCCGGGGCGTATTCCAGCCAGCGGTCGTTGCGGTACTCGTTGACGATTTCGACCTGGTCCTCGACGTTGGATAAGTCATAACGCTGCTGGACGGTGGAGTTCTGCTTGTTGGAATCGTTGATCTTGGCCGGCTTGTTCTTGCCCTGGTCCTTCATGAGGGACAGGAGCTTGCGGATGGCGGCCTTGTCATATGAAGTGGTCTTGCGGTTCAATATCTGCTCGAGAGCGTCCCGGCTCATGATGGTCGAGACGTAGACAGCCGGAGCTTCCTGGACCGAGCTGTAGCCGGGGCTTATAGCGAAACAGCGCGGGTCGACGAGATAGCAGGTCGGGCCGATATAGCCACCTTCACGGTCGACTCGGTAGTCATAAAACATCGGCATCGAGCCGTAGACGGAAGCGTAAACGCCCCACATCCGGAGCTTGACCAGCATGTCGAACTGGTCGTCGGCGTTGGGCAGGATGTAGCGGTTGAGCACGATGTTCAGGATCTGGGCCTTCTTGTTGTCGGCCTTGCTCATGGCGTAGCAGCGTCCGGTCGGTAGCTGGGCGGCCACCCGGGCCTGGCGTTCATAAGACAGCGTCGATAAGGCGGCGTCGGACACCCGGGTCGGCGTGATGTTGCCGGACACCGAGTCGTTGGTCTGGGCCATCAGGGCCTGTTCTTTTTCGTCCCACGTCGAGCGTATCGGTTGCAGGGCGTTCCAGGCGGTGTTCCAGCCTTTGGTCAGCGGGCCGTCTTTGAGCTCGGACGTAGCAGCTGCTTTTGTTTTAGTAGCCAATTATAACTCCTTGATTGATGTCATTGGTGCGTCGTGACTGATTGTTTCGAAGTATAACATAAGCATCACTTGTCAATAAAATAGTTCACATTTATTACTCATTGGTACTCGCCGTTGACCCGGTTGAAGCGTTTGAAGTCGTTCATCAGTAGCTGTTTGGAGTGGCCCTTGTCGAGCGTGATAGTGAAGGTCAGGTTGCCGGATTCGCCGGCCTGGGCGAGCATCTTGAGCATGGTGCCGACGATGGTCAGGGCCTCGGCGTTGGAAGCGACGTTGTGCTGGGTGACCTTGGTCAGGTCGATGGTCGTGGTGTTATCATCCTTGCGTTTGAGCACCAGCATGACGGTGCCGTACTGGACCGATTCCTCGGCCTGGCGGATGAGGTCCTCGAAGCTGCTCACTTGCCGTGCTCCGGGATGAGCTTATGCCGGTACAGGCCATTGACCAGTTTGGCGGCCAGGTCGCCCAGGATGTAGCAGAAGGTCTCGTTGTTCTCGTGATGCTTGAAGGTCTTGGCGACATCCTGTTCATAAATCGCAATCGCCACGTGCGAGCACTCGTGGGTGATGATGCCGGTCCTAAGAGCACCTTTCCACAGCCGGATATAGCCGGCGTCGGGCATCTTAACCCACCGCTTACCGACCTGCATCTCACGCCAGTGGGTCTGAGCCAGGCCGTGCATGGCACCGCCGACACGTTCCTCGTAGCCGTTCTTGTCCTGGTAGCGGTTGCCGGCACGCTCAAGGGCTTCCCGGGTGTCGTATATGCAGACTTGGACGGTCCGTAGCCGGCCGGAATTGCGGGTGGATATCTGAAAGCGGGTCATCGCAGGAAGCCTTCCTCGTCGAAGATTTGGTCATCAATCACCGGTTCGTCGTCAGTCGGCGGTTCGAAGTTCACGGCCAGGTACTCGGTCGCCGTCCGGTGGTGAGAGGTCCAGTCGTGGATGGGCAGGGCGATGGCAGTCGTAGCTTGGGACGTGTCCAGCCGCTGAGGGTAGCGGGCCTGGTCCAGGGCTTCGAGCCAGCGCTGGGTGCCGGGCGTATCGTTGACTTCGATGCCCTTTTGTAGCATGACCTTGGTCTTCTCGCGCCGGGTTTGGAAGTCGTTGGCTTCGGGCATGGTTTGGACGTAGATGCCGGGACCGGTGACAGTGTCGGACAGCTCCAGGGCGACGCTCGTCATGGTCTTGGAAGCGACGCTCCGCTTCTTGACGTCCGGGTCGCCGAAGTGCACGCCCTTGCCGTACTGGTTGAAGCGGGTGATGGCGTCGATCTGCTCCTGGTTGTAATTGAAAGCCGAGTCGATGGGCTTGCGGAAGAACGGGAAGAACCATTGGATTGGCACGTTCTCGTGCATGATGGCATCGACCAGTCGCATCCGGCCGTTGTCGATGTTGTATTGCCACATTTGCAGGGCCAGGCCGTCCAGGCCGAAGTCCCAGGCGTAATAACAGCCCCACTGTGGCTGGTACGGGAAGCGTCCGACCTGGCGTTCCTTGGCTTCGGGATAGACGATGCCAGCCACAGAGCCTTCCCAGTCAATCATGATTTCCCGGGCGAAGTCCTCGGCGGACCGTCGGCGACGCTGTTCGGCCAGCCAGGCTGCGTCCTTGCGTGGGTCCAGGTGATAGGGCAGGGATATGACCTTGATTTCCTCGCCATCCTTGCCGAACCGCAGACGCTTGGCCTTGGTGTTCGGGCGGATGCCGGGCGTAGTCAGCACGATACGGCAGTTGGTGGTGTCGGCCGTGGCTCCCCAGGCGGCGGTATCGTTATCCCAAAAGGCGAACTCGTCGAGCACGATAGCCTTCTGACGACCACCACGGCTGAAGTTCGGGTTGGCTGATTCACCGCCGATGACGTTACCAAGCTCAGGGTTTCGCAGGCTCATATAGGACCGGTGCTTGCCCGGGTCGAAGCCGGTGGGCAGGGCGATGGCCGGGATTCGCTCTATCATGTAGTCGAGCTTGCCGAACAGGCTCTCTTCCTTGTTGGAGACCTCGCCGGCGCTGACTTTCCCCACGTTATCAACAATGTCTTCCTTGCGGGAACCAATCAGGAAGTTCGAAGCCTGTATGTATTTCCAGTAGTACAGCAGCACGCCCAGGACGGTGTAGGTGGCACCCATCTCTCGGGTCTTGTCGATGAAGATGTCATAACCGCCCTCGATGGCCTGGACGATGTCGGATATCAAATCGACCTGGAAATCGAACGGGTCGAAGGGCAGGTGATAAGGCGGACGCTTCGGGTCGAACGTGAATAAGAAGGTCCTGAAGAACTTATGGATATTGTCTAAGCTGGCACCACACTCACGGTCAAGTTTGAGAACCCTGGCCTGCTTTATCAGCCGCTGGTTCTCGATCTCGCGCGAGGATAGCATTGAGTTCTGCATCACTCATACCCCTGTTAATCTTGTCACCTCCACTGGTCACATCCAGTTTGTCGCCGTAAACTTTCGGCTTCAGTTTCGAAGCTATCCACTTCTTGCCGTCCATGGCGACCCGGGCGGCGTGCGGTTCGTACTTTCGCTGCAGGACCTTTTCGGAAATATCCTGGATGTCGTCGGCCAGTGCATCAGCAGCTTCAGCTTTCGCGCGCGCGTACTGTTCCGAAAAATCGTCTTGCGACCGCAACCACATAAAAATCGTGCTGATTGCCGGCATCTTTTTCGGAGCACATACGGTTCGCAGGCTCTTGCCCTCTGCCAGCTGAGCACATATCTCATCAGCTAATTCCTGCGTGTAAGTGGTAGGCCGGCCTCGGTTCGGGCTATTCCCTGCACTGCCCTGCTGAGGTGTTGAGTTTTCCTGTGTTTGTGGTGTTGGTTGTGCTTCCGCCATTTGACGGAATTATATCACTTACGCTTGGGTTGCCGCACGCCTCAGTCTTTTACGACAGGCCTCGGAGCAATAGTTCCCTGAGCTTCGGAACTCGGCCCCGCACCACGAGCACTCTTTGGCTTTGTAAGGTACTGGTACAATCGGGACTTTGCGGATAGGCACGTCGAAGTTCGGGATGACCGGCTGGTTGAACTTACTTCGGGCCATCAGCCTCCAAACAGGCGTGCTGGTTCATATGGTTATCACACCACCTGCGGTCCGGGTCCTCGGCTCTGATTTCCAAACGGGTCTTTTCCCTCCAGGCCTTATCACGCACCAGTTTCGGCCAGTTCTTATGCTTCATGGCCCGGCGGTGTATCTCGTACTGAATCGAGGTGCCGGCATTGACGCAGTTATACTGAGGTGCGTTCAACGCCCGATCTTCATGGAATACCGGAGTACTGATGTTGCCCTGGATGATTTGGGCGATTTGGCTACGTTTGATAAGCTGCGTGCCGATTTTTATAAACTCCTTGCCCTGTTCGACCATCCGCTCGACGGCTTGGGCTTCCCGGTCGGTCAGGCTGATTTCAGTCTTGTCGATAAGTTTCAATATCATCTCACTACTCCTATGCTACTGGCTCCGTGTTTCCGCTGACCCCAGGCGATTAACTGCGTGGTCTTGGCCTGTAGGTCACAGAAGTCGGCGATGCGTGGGGCGTATTGATCTGTCTGTGTCAGGGCCACACCCTTAATCAGCTGGGTCAGCTTCTCCGGTCCGTATTTTTTAAGCATGTTATGGGCGGCGAAGCGATTGGCCTTGACCTTGGACTCGATATTGAACCCGACCTCCTGGGCCCAAAAGTCAAATACCTCATTTATCTGAACCTTGCCATAACGCTCCGGAGCCGTAGGCTCCAATACGTCAGTATTATTATCTACTGTAATTCTATTGTTATTCTCGCCCCTGTTATTCGACACATTTTGGGACACTTGGTCCCTTTTTGGGACACTTGGTTTCATTTTGGGACGCTTTGCTTGTCCCACTTTGGGACGAGTGTCCCGGCTTGGGACAGTTTCCAAATAAGCGATGCTGATATAGGCGTCGGAGCACTTGTAGCCACCCTCTAATTTTATAAGCAGTTCTCGGTCGAGCAGTTCCTTTATGTGGCGGTGGACCGAAGTCTTGGTATCGCCCAGGTCCGCGGCGATGGCCCGGACGCTCTTGCTACAGAACCCGAACTTGGCGCTCAGGTGGTAAATCATATCCAGTAGCACGTACTGGGCCCAGCTGATATCGAGCTGTTCCCGGACGCCGTAGTGGAGCGTCGAGTACCTCGGCTTCTGATTGTCTTGATTGGTCATAAAAGAGCCCTCGCTTTGAGGGCTCAGGAGATCTGTGTTTTGTCCTATCGTGGTATGCAATTAAGATACCACACCTTAACACAGGTGTCAAAACCCTCGTTTATTTTATTGATGTTGAGGGCACCAATCTACCACGATTAGGACACCCTTTAACTATCTAATCATAACACAGCCGCAAGCGGAAAGCTAACGTTTTACCTCTGTTATTATCCCCAGCTGTGCATAAAAAAGTGGATAACTCGGCTGGGACGCTGCCGGTAGTGTATCGAAAACCGCCGGCTCCCCTAGGGCTCTAGTCTAAGGCGAGTTATCGGCGGTTTTCAGATAAGCATGATGCAACGGGGCACCGCAACATCGGGTGGGTCCACCACGTACGCCGGCAGGGTTCGCCCGGCGCGAAGGCCGTTTGAAATAACCAAGCTCGCTATCGGTTCACCCTTGAATTCGAACCCCGAAAGGTAAGATCTCGAAGGCTTAGTGGCCGCGAAGGCACCTATGGACCCAAGCCGAGAATAACATAGTTATGCCCGGTTTTTATCCACAATCCACAGCTTTTGTAGTGAATTATACAGTAGCATTTTGTTGGTACTTTGGTAAGTACTTGGTATCATTAAAGTAATAAAAAGGTAAGGTCGCACAATGTTACGCAATACCTCTAAGCCATTTCAAGTCTGCCGGCAGCGTTGCCCCGAGTGCGGGAGCAAGGTCATCCTTTGGCTGTACCCCAACAAGTGGGCTGGCATCTTCGAGTGCCTCAACGAGCACTGTGCTACCACCTGGTCCTGCGAGCACGACGACGTCCGAATCGAGACCGTCGAGCCGTGGCCGACTTCACCGCTCGACAATCCTATCGAAACTGAGATCTACGTCTGCAACGCCTGCGGCGTGACCGTCGAGGACCGGGACCCGGTACTGGATAGACTCGAGGCCGCTTATGATGACTAACCTTGATGACGACGAGCGGTCCCTGAGCTTCAAAGCCAAAATCAGTTTGGAAGATTTCGGCAAGGCTCTCAAAGCTTATAACAAACTGGTCAGGCTGTTCGCCGGCCGGGACGCAACCTCCAAGGAATTCATCGATTGGCTGGTGGCCAACGAGTTCGTCGACGTCAGTCCGAGCGTCGGCGAAATCAACGAAGTCATGAAAGACCCTAACAGCCCGAAGTCCAAAGAGATACTGCGAAGGGCGGCCAAATAGATATGCTTAACAAGTTAAGTATTTTCCTAATCGTCCTGGCCGGGGCTTTCCTGGTCCAGCGACATTTTTGGCCGGCGTCTGTGAGAGTGGATAGTGCACAGACCGCTAAGACCGTGCCGGCTTATGCTCGTAAAGCTTCCGACGGGACCATCATCTACCCGATGGGTTCGCCGGAGTGGTGCAAGACCTACTGCGAACCGGAGCAGGACAGCCGGACCCAGGCCCAGTGGGAAGCCGACTGCGACCCGGCCTGGGCCCGCAAGATCGCCTACAACGGCGCACCGATTGATTCGATGTGGTGCCGGACGCCGTACAACAACAAGTTCGATTATCAGTCTAAGTTACCAGCCGATTGGAGGTGGTTATGAAAAAGGTCCCAGCTTATAAACTATCCAAGCCCATCCGCCTGCGGCTCGACAAGTGGCAGGACGTCAAGGATTTAGCCGACGAGCTGAGCGAGGAGCGCGGGAGCGATTATTCCCTGCCCGACACCATCTCCGAAGCCGTCAAGTTCTACCGGGAGAACCGGCCCAAGATCAACGAGGTGGCGGGAACGCCTGGCAGTCCAGGCACGGAGGAACAGGGTCATGCCTAAGTACTTCGGTTGTGAAATGACGTCGATTAGCAGGCCGGTGCGACTCCGGCTCCCGCCTCAAAGGAGCCGCTCATGAAGTTCCGCAAATACAGCCACAAGTTCACCGAGGTCGTGACCAAAAGGTTCGTGCTACGGATAATCGACAAGACTGAGGATATGCCGAAATCTGAAGTCCGCCTGGAAATGTCCGGGACTTTCAAGGAAACAGCTACTATGTCGCAAGACGAGGCGATGGAGCTTTACAAAGCTTTAGGTAAAATACTGGGAGTTAAGGATGGCAAAGCCTGAGATGTGTCATTGTGGCAAGCCTCTGCACTACGGGCCCAACATCGCCCATCTGAAACCGCAGGTCGACAAGATCGTCGAGAAGTTCGGACCGACCGTCGATATCAAGGTCGACGGCGGTAAGACCTATCGGGTCCAGCGGCACTACATCGCCCTGCACGGCATCCGGGCTCAGGATCTTGCGAGCCTCGGCTTCCCGGAGGTCAAATCATGAAGTTCTTTCGCATCGGCTGCCCGTGCGAAATCCTGGGCTACACCTGCCATCGCTTCAGTCCGTTCCACAATTTCAAATGCAACGAGTGTGGCCGGGAGCTCAAACCGGCCAGGCGTGTTAAAGTAAGTTAAAAGGAGGGTCTTATGGAACCTACAAATATCAAGTTCGGTAAGCGTGTCGCCGTCACCCACGGCGAGCTGTTCTTTCAGCCGGTCGAAAAGATGCCCAAAGGTAAGGCTCAGAAGCATAACAGCTTCGTCGTCGGTCACTCCGAGACCGGCCATCATCACGTCCTGACCTCAACCAAGGAATTCGAAATCGTCGACTCCGGCGAGGAGCGGGCAGTCCTGCTCAAGGAAGTCGGCAAGCTCTTCCATCAGAAGGACCACGACGTCCACGAGACTCAGGTCCTGGCTCCCGGTGCTTATAAGGTTTACCACAAGAAGGAATACAACCCGTTCACCAAGATAGTACAGCGCGTTTGGGACTGAGGTATGCAGCCGGGGTCCATCATACCTGTACCTGGTAATAACAACCTGGCCAACCAGCTCAATCAAGCTGGGGGTGGTCTTAGCAGTGCTCTGCAGCAGATGCAGAACGCTCAGTTTAATCAGTTGATGCAGGCCCAGCGCGGGATGCTTGGGGGCATAGCTACCATGACGGCTGGCATCCCCTTGCCTGCCATGCCACTGAATCGCAAGGCCCAGGCTATTGTCCGCCGGCTACGCAAGATTGACTACGAGCATCCGCCCTGGGATGAAAAGAAAATCATCAAGCACCTCAAACGACACTTCGAGCTGATAGGCCCGGTGCCAATGCCGAAAGTCGAAGTCGTCGAAAGCCTGGCCAACGGTCTGCCGATGGGTGCCACGCCCTTCCACTTCCCGACCTTCAATCATATACGTGAATCGAACAGCATGGATTGGAACCTGGGCCGGACCGTCGCTCGGGAGGCCCTGCACAGTGCCACCTGGGACCGTATATTTGACACGGCCACGTCGTTATCGACGTCCGGGCCGAGAATCCCCAGCCTGGTCCAAAACATCGTCAGCGAATTAGTCGGTGCCTTGAACAGTGGCGTTGAAAGTGCTCAAATCAATCAGTACATCGAAGTACAGATGGAGATGCTCAAAGCCCTGGAGGCTGGCCTTGGCTTCTATCTGCCGTTAGTGGACCGGGTTATTATCTCGCCCCTGCCCCGTATGATTGTCAGCGATGGCCGTCTGCACTTCGACCATGGTAAAGCCGTCGAGTGGAAGGACGGCAGCGGTTGGTATTTCCTGCACGGCGTCCAGTTCGATGAGAAGCTTTATAGACAAGTCGTCGACCAAAAGATAACCCTCAATAACCTGGGCCGGATTCAGAACGCCGACCAGCGGGCGGCCGTGGTGCAGATGCTCCGGCCGGACCGCCTGCTCAAGCAGGTCCGCGCCAAGCTCATCCATACCGGCATGAAAGGCACCAAGCTCTACCGGGTCGATAACTTCATGGACACCGGCTCGACCGAGTACTGCATGCTGATGACCCACCCGTCGATTCCGAAACTCCAGTATATCGAGTGGGTAGATCCGAAAGTCGGCCGGCTGGAGAACGCCGACGTGGCCCAGTGCCACGCCTGGGCCGACGAGGACGGCAACCCGATACCGCTCGAGGATTACCTGCTAGCCGTCGAGGCTTAAGATGGACGACCTGCTGCTGTACCGTAAAATCATGAGGCTGAACCTCATCGGCCTGTTCCTGGTATTCTTAATAGCCATCGACTTATCCGGCTTTTGGGGCTGGCTGGCCAAACTGATGGTCCTGACACTGGCGGTTTTCAACGGCATCGCCCTACTCTATTTATTCAAGAAGGATTTCAAGCAGGTGCCTAAGCCCACGGACCCGGACCGATTCAGAACCCGGCAGTTGTGATAACATAGGCGTAAGATATGAACTTAGATCAGTTTTATGCTCTGAGAGTAAACAAAGATTGGGACTACGACGGTGCTCCGGCCAACGACCCGGACCAGTGCGTGGACCTGGTCAAGTTCTACCTGCACGACTGCTTCGGCATCAATCCCGGTGCCTGGGGCGACGCCCACGCTTATTTCGACAGCACTTCCCTTACCCTGCTCAACCGCTTTGACCGGGTGCCCAACAACCCGAACGACCCTAACCAGGTACCGCCCCGTGGTGCTATCGTGATCTGGAGCTCTCGGTTGCCAGGTTCCGGCGGTGGCGGGCATATCGCTATCGTGTGGCAGGCCAGTCCCGGCTCGGCCACTTTTGTCAGTTTCGATGAGAACTGGGGCGGGAAAGCCGCCAAACTAATAACACATAACTGGAGCTACGTGCTCGGCTGGCTAGTGCCGAAGAACATCTCAGCACCGGCTCTGCCACCCCAAGGAGGTGACGAAATGATAACCAACGACGCTCAGGCCCATCTCGTTTATAAACTTTTACGCCCTAACGGCGACGGCTCCCCGGCGGAAATTGCCGCCACCGTCGGCCACCGGACTTTCCAGCAGTTCGTCACCGACGCCCAGGCCGAGGTGACCCAGCGCGACGCCAACCTCCGGGCCCAGCAGCAATCGCTTACCGATATGTCTACTACCATCAATTCCCTTAACGAGACCATCACCGAACTGCGGACCAAAGAGAACGCCGACCAGGACGACATCCGGGCGGCCCAGGAAAAGATCAGCTACCTGACTTCCCAGCTGGCTACCCAGCACGACAAGCTGGCCGACCAGCAGCAGGCCGACGTCACTATCCCGCAGGTCCCGCCAGCTCCGCAGGTTCAAGCCAACGGTCTGACCAAGGCCATCCTGCTGTTGCTTGAAGTCCGTAATAAGTTCAAGAAAAAGTAGGTCAGGGAAATGCTCGGCCGGTCCTCACCCACCCACGGCTGGCTTATCGGCAACCGTATCATCCGGGCCTTCGCCTGGGGCTTCATAATAATCGTTTTCGTGGCTTTCATATTCCTGGCCCGGGTCCAGTATGCGGTCCAGCGGGACTGCCAGGATGTTTATAAAAAGGACGTCAAGATCTTCGGCTACTGGCTCCACTTGGAAGCCGGAAGCAACAAGACCGGCTGTCCGGGAGCGGGCAGGTGATTATGGGATTGCTGGCTTTGGTGTTCGCCTGCGGTCTGCTGTGGTGGACCACCCGGCCGCCCAAAAGGTAGCCGGGTACCCAGGGCATCAGTCTTCGTGCCGGCGGAGCAGTCGGGGCATCCGGCCGGTTCCGACCAGGACTGCTTCGACTACAACGATGACCACGAACACGAGGCCGACAAAGGCCACGAGCTTCGGGTCGACGCTGAACCAACCATAGGCCGTCGCGCTCTGCAAGAACACGTAGAGGGCGAGGACAAACAATGATATAGGCATGTCTATCTTCCTTTCTTGTTGGTTATTATAACTGACCGTATATGGTTCTCCCCTGCTCCGCCCATGGATGTCCCCTGTTTTTTAATTAACACCTTAAAATAAATTTGATTTTTTATCAAATCGGGGCAGGGAAGTGCCCTGCACCCCTGTTATTTTTTTATTGCCAAAAAGTCAAAAAAATGGCCGGGGGAGTGCCGGGGAAGTGGTATCAGGGGGCTAGTTGGCCCAGATCACTGGTATTATCCGGGTGAATAAAAACCCGGCTCAATCGCCAGCCGGGTCGCCTCTCGTGTATCTTTTTTGTGAGGTGGATTCTTATTTGATATTAGGCGGGACCGTAGGCCATACGCTTCCTTTGCTTTCGCATCAGCGGCCATAGTCCCGCTTCTATTATAAATTAAAAGCCGCCCGGGTAGTGGGAGTCCGGGCAGCAGTCCCGCTTTTGTTTTTGTTTGTTTTGGTTAGGTTGATATTTGCGAGTCGTGCGAGACGAAAAATGATTTTGGTTTTACACTACTCGCTTCTATTGTAAGTTGCCCGGCCCAACCGGACTGTGAAATATGTCACGCAGTTGCGAATTTCGGCTGCTTGATGGTTGCGATCTGCAAGCCTGACTGCACGAGCCGGAAAAAAATCCGGGTCCCGGGCTCGTAGCCATCGTACTTTTCCTGGACCGGCCGGCGCGAACTAGTCCGCTGTCCCGGCGTGGTGACCTGCGGGTTTTGGAAGTCGTTATCCAGGAATCTGAATTGTGTCCCGACGGCGTATTTCATGATTTCATCATAGTCCGGTTGTGGACAATTTTTAATGTATTGTTATTGACCATAGCGTATAAAAGCGTACTATTATATATAGTATGGATTTGACGGACGAGGAAAAGGAAAGGTTCATCCAGGCCGCCAGCCAGTACATCATCCCGATTGCGGCCAAGTACGAGCTGGACGACACCAACGGCCGGGCTGCTCTAATTGAAGCTTTCCAGGCCGGCGTCAAATTCTTTTACGAGCAAACTAAGCAAAGGAGTCATCATGGCGGAACCCCGCAAAGTCAAGACGATGCAGTTGTCGGGCAATGATTATGCCAAGGTAGCGGAACGGTTGCGGTTGTTCCGCAACACTTTCCCGCACAGCAAGACAGAGTCGGCCTACGAGTACGAGGAAGACAAGTCGGTAGTTTTCAGCGTGTGGGTATGGAAAGAAAAACAAGATCTTATAGAACTGATGCGTGCCGGAGTGACGGACAAGGCCACGCTCCGGGCCAGTGCCGACGCCAACGGTTCGGCCCGCGGCCAAATCGGCACCAAGGTCAAGGATTTCGAGAAGCTCGAAACCGTCGCCCTGGGCCGGGCCCTGGCAGTCCTGGGCTTCCTGGCGTCCGGCGAAATAGCCAGCTTCGAGGAAATGGAGCAGTTCGAGGAATTCCGCCAGCAGCAGAACGCAGAGGCCGTTAAAAAGGCGATTAAGAGCCTGGAGGGTGCCAAGACCATGGACGAGCTTAAAAAGGCTTTCGTGGCCACCAGGATGATGGAAAACCCGCAGGTCGTGGCGGCCAAGGACAAGCGGAAGGCCGAACTCATGAAAGGCCATCCGGCCGAACAGCCGAAGGCCAAGACAACCGTCAAGACTCCGCCCGCCAAGCCCACCGAAACCGTCGAGGACGACAAGGTCAGAGAGCCGGCGGTCCCGATTCCGAAGTCCGGCGACCAGGAGCAGGGTAGCCTGGTATGAAGATATCTGAACTCAGAGAAGCCTTTGAGTTGGACCCGGGAACCGGTAAGGTCTACTGGAAAAAGGTGAGCGATAATCATAATGAAAAAATCGGTATGGAGGCCGGGGGGCCACAGCTTAATCGAAGCGGCAAGCTTTACTGGGTATTAAATTTAAAAGGCCAAAAAATTAAGCGGTCCCGGGCTGTCTTCGCACTGACTTTTAATCGTTGGCCGGTCCCTATGGTTGACCATATTAACGGTAATAGCTTAGATGACCGTGCAGAGAACTTAAGAGAGGCGGATTATCGCCTGAATAATCACAACCATCGCCGGCGGTGTATCAGGCGATTACCTAGCGGTAGATTTCAAGTCCGGATAGCCCAAAAAGGGCACGGTACCTTCTCGACTATAGAGGCAGCCATAGCCAAGTACGACGAAATCAGACAATTAAGTTGGGGAACTTAGGATGAAGATTATAGATGTAGAACAAAGGTCTGAGGCTTGGCACGAGCTCCGCAAGAAGCGAATCGGCGGGACCCGGCTCGGCGATCTTTGGACCGCTCGGGCCTACTTGAAGAAGGACATCGTCCGGGTGCTCGAGGAAGCTAAAATCGAATTCAAGAAAAGTGCCCCGACGGCTGAGCTCGAACAGCTATTGCCGGATGAGGCCCGCATCCAGTTATTAAAAGATGCTCCGCGCAAGCAAGGTTTCTACGAGCTGATTGCCGAGTACCTGTCCATCGACCCGGACGACGAGAATCGGATGGACCGGGGCACCCGGCTGGAGCCGGAGGCCCGGGCCTGGTTCGAATCGACCTATAAAAAGAAGGTCGAGGAAGTCGGCATGTGTATGAGCGACGTCGACGACCGGATTTACAACAGCCCCGACGGCCTTATCCGCAAGAGCCCCAAGAGCCGGAAATATACCGAGGCCCTGGAAATCAAGTGCCTGGCACCGGCCCGCCATATCCAGGCGGTCGTCGAGAAGCAGGTGCCGGAGGAATACTGGTCTCAGATGATGCAGTACTTCGTGGTCAACGAGGACCTGGAGACACTGTGGTGGGTTTTCCACGACCCGAGAATCGTCACGATACCGTACTACGTCCTGGAGATAACCCGGGAGAGCCTGGGCGATTGGCCCCAGCGTCTGCTCGAGTTCCAGGTCGCCCAGTTGCAGCGGATTGATGAAATAGTAGAGGAGCTTGCGTTCTGATGGAAGGCTGGCGTATGTATATCAAAGAGTTCAAGACGCCACGGGAAAAGTTCGCCCTGTTCCTGTTCCCGCTCGGCCTCATATTGAGTATCGTCGGGATCTTCACGCCCAACAGCTGGGACCTGGCGATGCTAGGCATCATCCTGGCCTGCGAACTGCCGATGCTGATAATCAGCCGGCGGAAGCTGAACCGTAGCAAGGAGAGGCTGTTCGAATCCAAGACTAAGGTTATCGTGATAGAGACTATCATGGAGATGTTCGACCCGGAGGGCTTCGAGGCACTGAAGAAGCGTCGGGAGGCCCAGGCGGAAGTAGCAAAATTGTTTGGAGGGAAACATGGACGAAAAAGAGCTGACAGCTGATATAGGCGACGCCATCTATCGGGTGCTACGGAACCACGGCATCGAACCCAAGGACGTGGGCGTCGTCATCGACCCGATGGAAATCCGGGTCCTGGTCCGACTGCCTATTATCAAGGGCAAGCTGAAACGGCTGAAGGACCGGTTTAAAAAATGAGCAATTTGGATTTCATGGACACCAAGGAAAAGGCCCGAAGCTCAGTGTCGCCTTTAAAAGACCCTTTCAGTAAGGAGTGTATTGATTCCATCCATATAGATATCTATCCGCGGCGGTCGTTCGGACAGCCGATGAACTGCCGGGTGGAATTCATGAACGGAAAAACCGAAGGCACCCAGCGATTTGCCGGACACGATTTGAAAGCCATGATGGTCGAGGTCCAGTCCTTTATAGACAGTCTCGGAGGTAGCAGTGAAGTATAACCTCGCCAATCCGGCCGAGTCGAAACAAGCCCGTGAGTACCTCACGGAGCTTATTACAAAACGGGCCAGGGTCGAGATTAAAAAAATCATCCGCAAGCGGTCCCTGAATCAGAATAACTACCTGCATCTGCTACTCGGTTATTTCGGGCAGCACTTCGGCTATACGCTCGAGGAATCCAAGCTTATATATAAAGAGCTCAACGCTGGCACCTACGCCTACGAAAAGAACGGCTACACTTTCCTCAAGAGCTCGGCTGTTCTTGACACCGCTCAAATGACCAGGACCATCGACATCTTCCGAGAACGCTCCAAGGACATGGGCCTGCCGTTGCCGGCGGCCACCGACCAGGACTGGCTCCGGCAGATTGAGAACGAAATCGAAAGGTCGGGTCAGTATGTATAGTAAGGAGGGTAAAATGACCGAGGCTGAGGTGCTACATCAAATCAAAACCATCATCTTGTCGGGACCGCCGGACCTCGATGAGGTCGAGGCCGAAAAGATGGCAGTGGCGATATTCAATCAAGTAAAAGACTGGGTGTGGAAGGAGGCTCAAGATGGCGCGACCGGATAGTATACGTAAGATAGGCCTGAAGCGTCACATCGACGGCCAGGTCGAGGCCCGCAACGGCTTCGATTATGAGAACTTCTGCAAGATGGTCGAGGCTAACGTCAGCGTCGCCAGCATGGCCCGGGCCTTCAAGGTGACCGTCAATACAATGAATAAGTGGCTACAGATCCACAGGGAGGAAACACGTGAACGGACGAACAGCAAAGCTACTGCGAAAAGCCAGCTCCGGCAATCGAGAAAAGTATCGGGCCCTAAAAAGCGCGTACAAAAGGGCTCCGGCCTGGAAACGGCCCGAGGCCAAGCGTCAGGCCGCCGACATCGTCGAAGTCGAACGGCAGCAAGCAATCGTAAACAGGAAAATAAAAAGTGAAAAACAAGCTTAAAAAAGGTTGGGAGCCGAAGCACCGGTCCAGGCGGGTAAGCAAGGCCAGCCTGCTACCGAAGCCGGACCCGACGCTGAGCAACCATAAACGCATGCAGCTCCGCCAAAACGCCCGGAACTATCATAAGGAGATGGACGAGCAGTTGCAGGAGGAGCTGGCCAAGGATGCTTCATCTTGATCTGTTCTCCGGCATCGGTGGGTTCGCTTATGCAATCGACCAGGTGTGGGATAATGTAGACCATATATTCTGCGACAACGACAAGTTCTGTAAGCAAGTATTAAAAAAACACTGGCCGGAAAGCGAGATATACGACGATGTCAGAACCCTTATTACCAACCCCGACTTCATCCGACATATACACGGGGGACCTGAAGAGTTCCCAGCGGGCGGACAACACCAAACACAGCGTCAACCTGAGTCAGGTATTCAGCCATCCGGCATATCTACCGACGCCACAGTCAAGGGATTGGAAGGGGAAATCGGGCAAGAACTTCAACAACCAAAACCTGCCAAGCGTCCTTTCATCCTCACCGGAGGCTTCCCTTGCCAGCCGTTCTCTCAGGCTGGAACTCGAACTGGAGCCCACGACGACCGTTACCTCTGGCCGGAAATGTTTGAGGTTATTAAATTTACAAAACCCGAGTGGGTCGTCGCTGAAAACGTTAGTGGAATACTTACTTGGGGAGATGGTTTGGTCTTCGACAAGGTGTGCCTTGACCTGGAAAGTGCAGGGTACGATGTCCAACCGTTTATTATTCCGGCTGCGGGCGTCGGTGCTCCCCATCGACGAGACCGAATTTGGTTTGTTGCCTACGCCTCGGGTCTCAGAGATCGAGGGAGCTCCGGTCAAGAACGCCGAGTACAAGAACGGGAGCTGGTCCCGGACCAACGAGCAGGGAATCCGGCACGGGGTCAAGGTCAAGGACGTCCTGGCCATGCTACCGACACCGCGCCACGCCAATCCCGGAAGTCGCCCGAACAAGAAGGGCGGGAAAGTTTTGAACGAGGAAGTTGGGAAAGGAACTGGTATGAAGTTGCAACCGAGCTTTGTAGAGTGGATGATGGGCTTCCCGCCAGGCTGGACGGATTTGAACTCACCAAGCCCCAACACAAGGCCCAGCGAATCAAGGCCCTCGGCAACGCCATAGTCCCGGAAGTCGCCCAGGAAATCATGCGTGCTATAAAAGAGTCCGTTTAGTGTTATAATCCGCTTATGAAAACACTACTATTAGGTGCCGCGGGTGCCGTCGTCGTTCTCGGTAGTGGCGTGGCCGTAGCCAACCACTACGACAATTACAAAACTAAAACTCAGGCTCAGACAGTCAGCCAGGTCGAGCAGGCCAAGAGGGCTCAGTACAATACCGACAAGGCTTTGTACCAGCCGGTCGTCAACCAAAACAAAACACTGCAAGCCGAGTGCGAAAAGGGAGCAGCTGCGTATGCAAAACTCAGTGCTTTGGTCCAAAAGCAAACACCGGCTCCGCAATGCGGGCCGGCTACTGCTAATTAAAAAGCCGATTCCTGCTATACTGAGTGAGGAAATCGCAGATGCTATCTGTGCTAAAAATATAAAAAAGGCCGAAAAACATGCACTATCTAAAAAGTCTCTTTGACTTCATATTCTTGTCGGTTATCGTCAAGATCATAATCGGGCACTGGCTGGCCGAGCGTATTGAAGATTGGGGCCGGAACTTCGTCTCGAAGAACGAGCGGTACCTGGCTATCTTCAACCACTACCAGCTGAACGCCGCCGGCGCGGGTCACGCAGCCAAGGACGTACTGAACTGCGTCGAAGGCAGGTGTGCTATTTTCCACCAAACCTAGCTATCAAGCGGGCCTCTGAGTCCTTAGCCCGCTGATTCCAGTAGGTATTATTTATCTTTGGTACGGGGTGTCTGACGATATCGTCTACCTTCACAGACTCAATTACAGGTTCCTCTTGGACCACTGGCGGAACATAGGGTAGCGGTATGGGGACTAGTGGCCTGGGCTTCTTATAAGCTTCTTTATGAGCCGGCATGCAGAACCTACGATTGCCTGGGGAGGGCTCGAACGTACAGCCACAGTAAGCACACTTCTTAATCTTTTTCATCTGTCAAGTTATTATAACACCGATTTTTTAACAGGGGTGGCGATGGTATAATATGGTCCCGTATAGTAAAAGCTTGACACCTGTATTTTTTAAAATTTGTCAATCATCAAACGGGACACTTGTCAAAAACAGGTGCCTTGTCAAGGCCTTAAAGTGGCAGGGCTACCTTCTCCGGACTGGCTGGCTTAGGTGCCGGTTCCGGGCCTATCTCGGTGATGTCAATCACGGCCCCGGGAATCTCCAGGGCATCCATGCCTTCGTTCGGGAACCGCTTGGCCGCCACTATTTCCACCACCTGGCTGTCGTCTATCCAAACGCCGGACTCCGTCAGGCCGTCCATCGTTGATCTTATAAGCTTGTCCAGGTCCGGCTTCTTGCTGGGCCACGTCTGACGCCTTTTAGGAGCACTCAGAGGCTTCTTCAGCGTGAAGATGACACGGATGCGAATAGCCCCGCTCAGCGGGGCTATTCTGCCTGCTTCCATGACGGCGTACTGCACGTTTTGGCGCCAGGGTTTGACCAAGGGCGACGATTCAACCAATATGCCGTTGCCGACGTGCCTCTTGGAGCCCTGCGGGGCCGGTGTACCGTAGACCGTTATTCGCATGGGGCGATTATATCAGGAACTGAAGTCGACAGGTATGGAAGTGGATGTCGGTGCGACGACGGCCGGAGTTGGCGCGGGAGTGTCGGAGGGTGCCAGGCCGGGAGCGACTGTCGGAGCCGTGCCGGCGGCTAGAACCTGGGCGTTATAGTCGGCTATCCGCTTTTGGATGGCGGCCAGTCCCGGTTTGACCATGAAGAAGTAGACCGGCTGGGTCATGAAGGCCACCACGGCGGTCTGGACAGCTATGATGCTCGGGTCGTGGGTCGGGACGTGAAGCAGGTAATTGCCGGCGACTACCAAGCCCGATGACAGGGCCACCAGGGTTATCATGACTCGTTCGGATTGGACGGAGAACCATTTCTTGACGGCTACCAGCAGAGGCGACAGGACGCCGGAGGCTGCGACGGCGCTCCAGGGTACGTGCACGGCAGCGTAATTTAATATGTTCAGTATTTGTTGTAGCATTTTTACTCCTTTACTACTTTTTTATTTTTGCTTCCTAAGAAGGTCTTCAGCCGGCTGTAGTTGGCTAAAGTTTTGGATAGCGCCACGACCCCGCGCTCTTCCAAACTTAGGTGAGAATTCATCGAGGCCCGTGTGGGCAGATCAACCTTAGCATGATACAGCTCATGCTCGGTTGTCAACGTTTCAACCGGGATGCCGAACCAATTGAAATTCATGGCCGCTTGGACCGGGCGAGCATACCGCTGGCCGTCCTTTTCGAACGTGCCGGCGATGGAAACCTCGCTCCCGGCACTGACCATCTTATCCGGACGTTTGCCCATCATATCCTGGACCCACATGCTTTTGCCGACGATGTACTTCTTGGGCCCATCGGGGAAAGACTTATAGGTCTGATGCCACTGATTGGCCGGACTCATCGGGTCGGGGTCGGGGTTACGCATGTCGATTTTGGTAGTGGGCAGGGAAGCGAAGCCGGGACTGTGTCTCTCTAGATTTTGATTAACCGCCTTTACTTTGTAGACGATGGTCCGCTTATCGCCAGGTACCGTCACCTTGGGCAATTCGGCCTTACCGTCAGCCAGGTCGGCTTCGTTGAAGCCGATGGTATATGCCGGCAGACCGGTCTCGGCGTAGTTGCCGATGGACAGTTTATCCATGTAGAACTCGACGGTCTTATCATTTATAAGCAGATGGGCCACGGCGTATATCTCGACGTCGCCGTTCTCCGGCACGGTCGGTCCGGTGGGCTTGAGGTCCTTCATCTCGCTGACTGAGCCGAAGGAGTACTTTTTGGTCCCGCCTTTTTTAGTGACGTGCATCCACTTGGGCTTATCCAGCAGCATGTAGCGGACCGGCTGGACATCCTTGGGCTTGCTCTTATTGATGGCGTAAGGCAGGTGAAGCTGATAGCCGGCTGGCAGGTTGGCCGGGTCCTTGAGGTTATTATGCTCAATCAGCTGGTCGGATGGGATATCGAACTTGGCCGCCACGTCCCACACGGTCTCGCCCTCGCCCAGGATATAGCTGTGTCGACCCGTTATACGGCCCAGGATGCGTTTTTTTATGGTCCCTGGTTTGACTGTCTCCGGCTCAGGGTTGACGACGCTGTAGCGTCCCCAGCTGACCGGGACGCCGTAAATTGACGGCGACTTGACCTGACCGTCAGTATCGACAATCAGGTGCTCCTGGTAATCGGCCACCTGGCAGAAAACGTCGACGATATTGGCGTGCTGTTCGCCGTTGATCTCGATATAAGGCTGGTCGTGGGGCTGGTACTGGAACTTGACGACGGCGTCGTTGGTCGAAGGCCAGGTGCCGAGATAGCCTTCCTCGTCGAGGGCGAGGCGTTTATCGTAATCAGGTATCAGCTGCCATATAACAGGTGAGTCTGTATGGCTCAGGAAGAATTTGGTCAGCTTATCGGGTGAGGTGCTAATCCCCAGCTTATTCAGCAAACCGCTGAAAGCTATCGGTAGGGTTTCATTTATTTTTGGTTTGTTTGAGGTGGAGTTCATTTTATATCCTAACCACTGCTTGAAGCGTGTAGATGCACCAAGGAGCTACCCGTGACGGATGAGGCATCACCGGTTTCCACGGCCACTGTGACGTTAGTCGTCGAAGGGGCGGCGTTGATGGCAGCGACAATCTTGACCGTACCGGACGGTGTCCCGGCCACTACGGCGGTCGGGGCGACCAGGAAAAAGCCGGCGGGCCAGGTCACTACGCCCGTGGCTTGGGCCGAGGCACTCAAGGAGATACTGTTAGTTGTCCCCCAAACTTCTTTGCGCGGACCACGCTGCTGGTAGTAGAAGGTACCACCGGCCGAACCGGCGTTGGTAAAGCTGAATACCCGGGTTTCAAATATCGGCCGGTTGATGATAATCGAAGTAGCCGGCAGGGACCAGTTGAAGGAAGCCGTGGCTCCCAAGATGGCGTTGAAACGGCCGACGTTCTCGGCTTCGTCGGTGCTGGCCGGCGCCGTGCCGGAGCCACCGAAGTAGTTCCAGTTCGTGCTGGTGGTCGAGAAGTCGGAGTAAACCCGCATGTTGGGGTCGCTGGAGAAGGCTATTTGCACGGCACTGGTGTTGGTGTTCCAGACCAGGTAAACGAAATAGTCAGACTCGGCGGTGGCGAATATCGACGCACCCTTGCCGAACCAGCTGGTGCCGGCGTTCAGCGTCACTGATAGGGCACCCGTGATAGCCCGCACGGTGTTGCCGATACGCACGTAAACCGGATTGGTCGAGGAGGGGTCATTACCGTCGACGGTTTTTATAGCCACCGTCAGGTTATTGGAAGCCACCGAAGTGGTAATTTTGCCGTTGATAAGCATCCCCTGGGGATAAGCTCCTTTAGGGATGACCAAGCCGGAACCCTTGCCGTTGAACAGCAGATTGATATTGCTGTCGTCACCGTTGGCTTCGACTTTGACAGGATTGCCGGTGGCGGAGTTGGAAATCTTCACCTGGTTGACGGCCGAGGCCACGGACCCGCGCTCCAGCCACTCATTGCCGTTATCGTCGGTCAGTGTCTTGTGATTGCCGTTCGGATTGGAGTGATCTTGTAGCAGGAAGTCGATGAGGTCGTTCCACATCTGTCCGGAGTTGACGAATTCGATGACAGCGTTGGCCAGGTGGGCCTGGGCGGTCGTGCCTTGCTGGCCCCGGACCAGGTTGGCGAGAGTGGAGCCTGACACGACACCGGTCATAAGCTCCCGCAGCGTCGGGGTTTTATTGCCGTTGCTGTCTACTCGGTCGACCACAAAGCTTACGCCGGTGTCGGTCGGGATGTTGGTGGTGTTATTCGGGGTCAGGGAAGAAGCTACGTCAGATATGCCGGAGCTGAGGGTCTTTTGAAGGTAGGAGTAGCTTTTTCTTGCTTTGTCTGATGCGGAGGCGGCCATGTTATTTGTGTCCTTTAAAAATAAAATAAACAGCACGGTTCAGGTGCTGCTTTATGTAAGCTAGACTTCTGCTATTGTACCATTTTCCGAGTAGTTGCAACATCACGACTTCCAATCCGACGGGTCGCTGGTCGGTAGCAGAACGCCGTCAATTACTACCTGAATCAGGGTGTAGCGGTCTGATACTCCGCTGGTCGATAAGCTCCAGCGCAAGTTGTTCAAAACCTTCTTGATATTCAGCACTTTTTTAACGGACGGCTGGGAGAACGTCGCCGCCGAACTGCCGGAATCACCGAATTGGACATCGCCCAGCAGATCAGCCCCGAAGCCGGACTCACCCAGGGAAGTGGCGATGGACCGGCTACCGATGGCCGTGAAGTCCCGCCCGCGCCGGATGCCGTAAACCGAGAAGGAGATATTGCCGTTAGGGTCAGCCAGCTCGACGTAAACCTTCCTTATATAGGCCCAGGTCATATGGTCCTTGTCCCAGTGAATCAGGCCGGAATCCAAGAGCGTGGCGAAAGCCGTCCCGGAGTCACCGGAACCTGACCCGCCGATTTCGATGAGCTTGGTTCCGGTGACCGGGACCGCCAGCAAGTGGATATTGCCGGAGCTATCGGTATATTCGAAGAACTGCTTGACGGCCAGCGTCCAAGGCAGTGCCCACACGCCCCGTCGTTCAACGTCGTAAACCCATATCTGATTATTAGTGGTTGAGCCATAAGGTACGGCCCAGTATATCCGGCCGTTGTGGGCGATGCCGGCGATTTTGGAAGCGTAGGCGTTCATGATGCCTTCGACCGATGTGCGGATAACATCCGATAGATCCGCCGTCACCAAAGTGTTCAAAATCGACTGGCGCGAACCGGTATTGTGGAAACCTTTAGGCGACGGGAAATAAATGGCGTCGTCGTACTCTACCACGCCCAAAGGTGAGCGGGTGCCAACCGAACCCTGCTGTTTAGAGGCCACCGGGATGACGATGACCAAGGTATCGACGGTCAGAGTGGACAGCGAAATCGCCCAGGTCGAACCGACGCCGTTAGGGTCGGCCGTCAGGACCGTGGCCACGGCGTCGCCTTTACCGGTCCTAAAGTGCATAACCTTCTCCGGACGCTCGGAACCGCCTTTTTCAAGATCTATATAACCGCCACCGTAGAAGGGGTTGAAAGCTCCCATGTATTGGCCGGTGCCTGACCAAGCGACCCGGTAAGGATTGGCCGGGTCCTTGGTGGCCCATATCCGGTTGCCGGACAGAGCCAGGTCACCGTACTTGGGACCACCGGTAGTGTCAGTATCGGGTGTCGCCTGATACGGGTTCGGGACCGCTACGCCGGTGTCGGTGTAGCTGTTGGTGCTGGTGGAATCCAGGAAGACTTCCTCACCGGAGCGGTCGCTGTAGTAAATGTTATAACGAGTGGCCCCTGTTACGGCCGTCCAGGCCAGGGCGATGGAATCGGTACCGGACACCCAGTTGTCCCTGGTCTTGCCCATGGTCTGAGAACACTCGGCTGAGGCCAGGGTCTCACCGATGGCGTTGACCGCCGTGACTTTGTAATAAGCTGTGTAGGTCGAGCCGGATATACCGGTCTTGGTCGGAGTGACAGTACCAGGCGTACTGATAGAACTGTAGCTACCTAGGGCCGCTCCCGAGATGTCGTAATAAGCGAGGGCCGTGCCTTGTTGGGCTAGTAGCAGGATATTGGCGCGGGTGCCATCGGACTTGACGCCGTTGACCTGTTTGGCGACCACCTGCTTACCGGTGGTCCAGGTGACGCCAGCCTTGACCGTCCATGAGCCACCGTCCTGGGCGATTTTAAAGGAGCCGTTATCAACCACCCAGTAATAGGTCGAGGTAGTACCATCTGAGTTATAAACCGAGAAGGACCCGGCCCCGTCTATCGGGCCGGTCAGGCTGGCCCCGTAGGGCGTTGAAGGAGGCCGGGTGGTCCATACGCCATCCTGATCTAAGAACATATTTTGGGCTTGGCGGACGGCGTCGATAGGCAGACGGGTCTCATCGAACAGGGTCATCACTCCCTTACCGAACTTGTCGATGGTTATGGTGAAGGGCTTCCCGTCCTGACCGGAGAGTTTGACGGCCTTTTTCACGCTATTCTCCGATTATGGCGCCGTGTAGCAGGTCTACATCATCGACTTGGTTATTCTGATAATCCGGCAGCACGTCGTTCATGACACGCATATTGTCCAGCGACTCGGTGGCCTGTGAATCGTAAACCTGATATTTGTTGTTCTGACTTTCCAGCAGGGCCTTTTGGGCGGCTACCCAAAAGACGATGAAGTTCGGGTCGCTCATCTCGACCTTATCGGACGTGGCCGACAGCTTGACCGGATACTTGTAATAATCAAAATAATAGGTGGCACCATAGGTCCCGTCGCCGGAAGTCGGCGTCCAGGTCAGATTCAGAGTCCAGCCGGAATTGTTGTTGCCGGTCAGATAGGCTCCGCGCCGGCCGTTGGCGATATAGTCCTGGGCCTGTTCGGCTTGGATGAACGGGATATAAGTCGTGGCTCCGCTGAGCACGAGACGAAGGAATCCGCCGGCGAAGCGGAAGTCGGTCAGGGAAGCCAAACTGATAGTAGTACTGGCGGACAACGTCGAGCCGGTGAAAGTCTTCCACAGCTCGTTCCACAGCACGTCCTGGGTAGTGCCCCAAATCCGGATGGCGGTGTTAATAAGGTTCAGCCGGGCGTTCCACTCGTCGGAATCGTCCGTACTGGTCGGAGTATCACTGTCGTTAGAGACGAGAGTATTGATCTCGTCCATCAGGTTTTGCAAAGTTACTGGGTCGGTGTTAGCCATGTTTTTCCTTTTTCAAATAAAAAAAGCCGCTTCGGGGGCGACTGTTTTACGAAAACTGGTCTACCCCCGATTATACACTATTTCTAGTATTTGCCCATGTTGCCGACGGCCGGGCCACGGAAAACTTTGGGAGCGGTGGCCATGACCTGACCACGCCGGCTGTAAGCCTTGCCCTTGTTGGCAACGGCTTTTTCGCTTTTCTTTTTCATGGGAGTATTTGGTTTTTTCTGACGGGGACCGGCTACCCGGCTGTCGCCATGAATCGACGGCTGGTGGGCCTTGCTCTTAGGGACCATTTTGCCGGTGGTCGTTTTCCGTCTTTTAGGACTGCCCGGGCCAGGCGTCTGTTTGCTGAAGTTGCGAGCCCCTCCGAAATTGCGCGACATATTTTCCTCCTATGCCAGTTTCTTCGGCATTGTTATCTTCACCGATTTCGCCTTAGCCGTTTTGACGCTCGGTACCCCTCTTTTGTTTTTTAACTTCAAACTAGGGGCCTGTAGGGAAGAACGTGATACAACCGGACCGGAAAGGTCACTGGGCGGAGCTACGGATATGGATGGAAGGGCCTTGCCTTTGCCACCGCCCTTGGTAAAACCGCCATAACTTTGGTATTTATCGGCCTTCTGCAACAGGTTCTCCTGCTGCAGGGTGATGGCGTCGATCTTATCGGACTGGGTGCCTGGGTCATATAATTGCTTCTTTTTCTCAAGGGCATCGTACTGCTGCTGGGCGTAGTCCATCCAGGCGTTCAGGTCACCGGCGTTTTGGGCCCGGTCCATGGCCAGGTTCAGTTTGGCGTTTTGGATGTTGAAATCGTACTCGACCTTCGGCATCGTCTGAGCGTTGCCGGAGCCGTCCTTATACCACACTTGGTCGCCATGGATGACGAACTTCTGAGACGAATCATCGGCGAATTTTTGGAAAGCGACCTTGTCTAAGACGCTCTGCGACGCACTTGATAAATTACCGGGATTCCCGGCTAAAATGTCGGCGGCCTGGGCCGACAGGTTCTTGGGGTTATTGCCGAACTCAGTGACCTGCTGGGCGTCCCGCGCCGGCGTGATGACCTGAGAGTTAATCAAATCAGCCTTCTGCTGGTCGTTGAGCTGCTGGTAAGCCGGGTCCTTCACCAGGTTATTGAGGCCGACTTTGATGGTCGGTCCGCTTTGGGCGATGAACTGGCTGAGCTGGTCGTTGCTGACCTTGATCTTGTTGCCGTTAATCGTGAAGTTTCTATCAGGCTGGGCGATATGCGGGGCGTCGGATGAGCCGAGGGCGTCATACAATCTCTGTAGTTCGGATATGCCAGGTTCGCCCTGGTTTTGGGCCTGCATCGGGTAGAACGGGTTGACCGTGCCGATTATCCCGCCGATGACTCCGCTCCGGCCGGAACCCTGCATCGGGTCACCGTAGATATTCCGCTGGACCGGCAGGGTTTCCCGGGCTCCGGGCAGGCCGGCCTTTATGGCGTTGCCCATGGTGTCCGGGTAGGTCCGAGCCGTGGTGTCGGTGCCACGGGCGATTTGCTGCACGCCGGCTGGAATAAGCGATGTCACCGAGTTCTGCACGTAGCTTCCGGCGTAGCGGACCGGGTCTTGTAATACGTTACCGACGCCGGTGACGCCCTTCATATAAGGCTGGTCGGCTATCAGCTTGGCTCCGGCACCGATGGCTTCGGGGATGGCGCTCTCACCGCCGGCTCCGCCATGCAGGGCCCGCTGGAAGGCTCCGCCGACGCCCAGGGCGATGCCGACCGGGCCGAAAGCGTTCAAGGTCACCCACTTGTCGCCGATCTTAATCGAGTTCCGCTGCTTGCCTTCGGCGTTCCACAGGGCTTTTTCCTTGGCGTCTGATGGTTCCTGCAGGGTCATCCGACCGTTGGCCATCAATAGGCCACCGAGAGCTACCAAGCCGGTCCCGCCGATAGTGCTCTTTGACAGGCTTTCGGAGAATTTGCGCTGGTCGAAGCCTTTGCCACTGACGGCTTTGCCGAGCTGATAAACCGCCCGGGCGGTGCCGATAGGCGTATAGTCGACCATACCTTTGACGCCCAGGGCGGCCGGGATGCGGGAGAAGGGTGCAATCCACTGGCCGATAGGCACGCCACCGGGTTTGAAGTGCTGAATCATCTGTGTCAGCTGGCCGGGGGCGGTTTGGTTCTGCATGGCGAACTGGGCGGCGTAATCGGTCATCTCCTTGATGGCCTTGGGACTATTCATATAAGCCTCGACGGCTTTGCTGTCGTTGCCGAACTGAGCCTCGGCCAAGCGTCGCTGGTTGGCTTCCTCGACCCTATAAGCGGCCCTGTAGAACGGCTTATAAACCGAACCGTGGACCCGGTAGATGGCCCGTTCGTACGGCGTCTGATGATGGGCGGTCCCGAAATCATGGCCGAATCCGCCGGTGTTGGGCATGTCCAAACCGGTCTTGACGTGCTTGCCGGCGGCCACCGCACCCTCGCCCAGGCCTTTGGGGCCGACCTTTATATAATCGGTCGGGCTGAAAGTGACGGTCCGCTTGCCGGTCACGGCACTGACGGCCTTGTCGGTTAAGGCGGTCACCGGCCGGGTCAGCATCTCCATCGGCGTGGTGAATAAGTGGGATGTGGCGATTTTAGCAACGGTTTCAGGACCGGTCAGCAGTCCGGCCCGCCAAAAGTCGATGCCGGCTTCCATCTTGGAGCGCGGAATCAGCTGGTTGGTGTATTCGACCAGCTTCTGAGCGGCGATAGCCCGCTGGTCGGAGCCTTCAGCCGTGCCCTTGATTTCGTCCATCCGGGCTTTGATTTGCGATTTAATCTCAGGCGTCAGTTCCACCCCGGCCTTCTTAAGCGTCCGGGTGGCGGCGTAGTGCAGGCCCTCCGGAGTCCGCTTATCCAAGGATGCGAAAGCCTGGACCAGCTGACCGCCGGTAGATCCGGTCTTGGAGGCTTCAGCGAGCAGTTCGGTCGCCAGGTGACTGTCGCTCTCGTTGCCGGTGGCGTCCAGCTTCTTAGCCAAAGCGATGGCGTTGAAGACATCCTGGTCGTTGGCTCCCTTGCGGGTTAAGCCCTGGATGGCTTCAGAGAAGGCTTGGTCGGTCGGTTTGTTCTTGATGAAGTCCTGGGCCGAGGCCATACGGCCGGCGTCGGTGTGGCCTTGATAAGTGACGTTCTCGCCCTTGACCATTTGCTGGAGTTCGGGGCTGACTTCGGGCGACTGCGGGACGGTGCGGTTGGCGAACCGGCTGAGTTTCTCGCCGGGTGCCAGTTCGGGCGTCGGATTGGCGATTTTAACCGGTGCCGGCTGCTGGACCGGGACGCTGGGTTCAGGTCCGGGCTCACTGGCCCACGGGTTGCGGATAAACCCGCCTTGGCCGGCGGCCTGACGCTGACGCAGGAAGCTGACCAAATTGCCGGTATTAGCGACGTGGTCGCCGCTATAAAAGTCCTGGCCGGTCTTTTGGCTGATGGTCCTGACGTCACGCAGGAGCTGGTTGATGGTGTTAGCATCCGGCTTATAGTCGCCCTGCATGTAAGCCAGGTAGTCCTTCAGGGTGTTCTTATCATTGACGCTAAGACGAAAGTTCTGAGGCAGGATGGAGTTTTCGCTGGCATTTGACAAGTGTTTCATGGCACTGGCCACGTCCTGGGCGGTTGCTCCGGCTACACGAACGCCGGCTCGGGCCCCGGCACCGGCGACCGGCACGGCTCCGCCAAGCAGTGCTCCGCCTTCGGCTCCGGACTTGGCGGCCTGGAAGACGTTTTGGCGGTTAATCGGGTTATTAGAGGCGACTAAATTGGCTTCGTTGAAACCGGCACCCAGCGGTGCTCCGGCGACTGAGTTGGCTACTACCCGGACGCCCAGGCGGGGCACGACCGACGGCAGTATGCGGGCGGCTCCGGTCTCGGCGAACTTGCTGACGCCAGGTGCCAGGACGCTCAGACCGACGGCAGCCGTGTCACCGGCGATTTGCCGGCCGATAGAGCCCGGGTCGGTGGTTCCGAAAACCTTCTGCTGGATGTCGTCAATCGGCTTATTCTGAATTTCGCGCCATATGGCGTCCGGCGTATTGATGGCCGCACTGCCGAAAGTCGAGAACGGATGAACGATACCCCGGCCAAAACTAGATAACTGGGCTCCGACGCTCGGCCCGGGAGCGATCTGCTTGTTCTGCATGACAGTGTTATAAGTCGCCCCGTTGTCGAACGGGTTAAGCTGGGCCCCGGTTGCGTCGAGGCGTTTATGGAACCAATCGCCTAGGCCTGAAATGCCCATCGGCTAAGCTCCGAATAGACTGAGTCCAAAGTCCTGTTCAAACGGCCGGCGGACGGCCAGGGGAGTTGGATTGGCTCCTGTCGAGGCTAATTGTGGGACTGACTTGAGGTTGCCGATTTCACCGGCACTTATCGGGTTGACGGCGAACTGCTGCAGGCTAGGGTCGATGGACACCTGCGGACTCTTCATATTCTGATACTGGGCGATGAGGTCCTGTGCGCTTTGACGGTACTGACCCTCGAGGGCCGCCAGCTGTGAGATGGCGTTGTTGACGTAGCTGGAGTCGAGCTGGGCCAAAGCTTGATAGCGGTCGGCGTTGGCCGATTGCATCTGCTGTTGGATGGTCTGACGCTGTTGCAGGAACTTGGTGGCGATATCGTTCAAGCTGGAATTCTTCCAATCTTCAAGCAATTTCATGTTGCTGTTGAATTCGTTGTCCAGGTCGGTACCCTGAAGCTGGATAGCTTGACCCTGCTGGGCGGCACTGTCCATCACCTGGCCACGGTTGCGAGACGCCTGGCCAGATAAAGCTTGCTGGATTAAGCCGGCCGCCGAGCTGTCGCCGGCACCGTAAGCACCTAACTGGTTGGCGTAGCTCATGCCCATGGTCTGGACCTGCCGTCGCAGGTCGTCCAGGCTTTGGGCCTTTTGGGTGTCGACCTGCTGCTGGGCTAAATCGAGATTGCGGTGGCCAGTGGCATTTTGGGTCTGTAGGGAGTTGGCTTGGTCCTGATATTGGTTTTGGACCTGGAGGTTGGCTGAATTCTGCTGAGGGTCGAGGGTGTCTAAGATGCCCTGCAGACCGGCGATCTTGGTGTCATAAGATTGGTTGACGAACTGCGGATTAATGCCCGGCGAGCTGGCACCCACCCGATTCGGGTTATTCAGCGATTGGTAAGTAGCATAAGCACTATTGATGTAATTCTTGAAATTGTTGACTGAACTGGCGGTATCGGCCGCCGTGTTACCGCCGAGATACTGGCCCAGGGTGGCGTCATTGGCGATTTTGCCGGTGTTGTCGACGAAGCCCAACCCACTGTTACCGCCGGTTATGGCATACTGGGCGTTGGTATCGCCGTTTTTGGCGAGGTAATTAAGATATCCTCGAAAGTCCTGGTTGCCCACGTACGGAGCTGATGTTGGTGTCATGTCTCTTTTCTTAAATAAAAAACAGCACAGGATTGTGCTGCGTTATTTCGCTTAGCGGACTGCCCGTCTAGGCTGGTCTGCCACTATTGTAGCACTAAAGTCTATATAATATGCAACATTTTAGTTGTGCTTATATAACATCTTAGGGACCACGGCGTCGGTCGCCCCTTTTTGGACCAGTTTCATGATAAAAGCCCCGTCGCCGGAGTAGGTCCAGTTATCATAACCGCCAGCCTTGATAGCGAATTCGCGCCGGACTAAAAAAGAGCCACGGGTGATTTCGCCGACCACCGGCTTAGGGCTGATGACCTCGCCGACCAGGTGGCTCTTGAAGTGGCAGTGCAGGATATCGGCGTCCAGCTTGGACAGCTCCTCGATATAGGCGGGGTCATACTCGTCATCGCTTGAAAAGAAGCCGACGTAGTCTTGAGTGGCCATCCGCAGGCCGAAGTCGCACTTACTCTGCCCGACGTCGTCCCGGTGCTTATCCAGCAGCCGGATGTCGGCCGGGATGTCGTCGAGGCTATCGACGCAGCAGACCGCCAGGATTATCTCGTCGGGCGGTTTGGTCTGATGACGCAGGTCGTAGACCATCTTCGAGATGGCTTCCTTGTTGCCGTGGCTGATGACGACGGCGCTAACCGTCATGTTCCAGTCTCCAGTAGTGATGATAAAAGTCGCCGGGCCAGCGTAGCACCGCGCAGGGTTCGCCTTTGAGGCCGGCGGCCTCCAGGTACTTCTCCCACTGGCCGTCGGCGTAGTGGCGGATATGGATGTCTTCCGACCGGTCGGTGCCGGTCAGGATGTCGACGAAGGCGTACTTTTTCATGGCCTGCTTGATGTCTTTCAAGCTGTCGACGGCGGTTATAAAAGGCGTGTGGGTGAAGACGCTTGATGCGACCACCCAGTCGAACTTGCCGGTATGGAGCTCGCCGTTCTTGAAGACCTCGAGCTTAGCGTCGGGGTGTTCGATATGGCCCAGGCGGATGGCTTCGGGGCTGATATCGACGCCGAGATAGTCCTTCTTATTCGTGATGCCCGGCAGCATGGCTCCCCAGCCACAGCCGTAATCCAGGACCGACATGCCGTCCTCGTAGCCGAATTTCCGCCACAGCTCGATCTTGATCTGCCACTCGCCGGTACCGGCCCCGGCTTTGCCGGAGCCTTTGTAGTGGTCGTCGTAGTGTTTGACGTACTCAGCTACTTTGTCCATTTTGCGACCTGGCTTTTAATTCGGTTGATGATAACGAGCCCACTCTTGGAATATAAACCAAAGCGATGCGGTTGGCATCTAAAAAATCCTGGTCGACGTCGATTTGGGAGTAGTAGTCCTTGCGGGCCCAGTCGCTCCCGATGGCGATGACGTCCGGCTGGATTTCTTCGATTAGCTCCCGGCCGGCACTGGAATTCTTGACCACCACGTAGCCCAGGCTTTCGATGAGGTTGGCCCGCTCGGCGTACTCATATAAAGGACGCCTGCCTTTGTAGCTTTCGACGAACTCGTCGGAATTGACGCCCACCACCACGTTCTCGCCATAACGCTCGCACTCTTTGAGCAGGATGGCGTGGCCCATGTGGGGCGTGTCGAACGTCCCCATGGTCAGGACGGTGCGTTCTTTCACTCGGCCCCCACGACCAAGGCACCGGCGGTCATGCCGACCACGCCCAAACTGACGGCGGTTTCCAGGGCCTGCCTGGTTACCCGGTATGGATCTACGATGCCGACTTTGACCAGCTCGATGGTCTTGCCGGTCTTGACGTCGATTCCCTTGAGCGGACTGGTGATTTTCTGCGAAGGCTGGTTTATGGCACCCTCAGCTTCGTCTATATCCAGGCCGGAGTTGGCGACTAGCTGTTTGAACGGTTCCTGCAGGACGGTCTTGAGCAGTTTGGCACCCTCGGTCTTGCCGGTGATTGGCGACAGGTAGAGCGGGACGCCTCCGCCAGGCAGGTAGCCGTCGCTCATGGCGGCCTTAGTGGCGGCCACGGCGTCGTCGACCCTGAACTTCTTCTCCTCGATTTCGGTCTCGGTCTGTCCGCCCACCCGAATCATGGCGACCTTGCCTTCCAGGTTGGCCTTGCGTTTTTCAAGCTGTTCCTTGTCGTACTCGCTGGGAGCGTTCTTGATTTGCTCGGCCAGCCAGTCCACCCGGCCGGCTAAATCGCCCTCGACGCCGATGAAGGTGGTCTTGTCGCGCGTAGCGATGACCTTCTCGGCCCGGCCGACATGCTCCATGGTGGCGTTCTCCAGTGAGACTGTGTCTTCGGAAATAACGGTGGCGCCGGTCACGGCCGCCAGGTCGTCGAGTATCTTACGCTGCTGGGCCCCGAAGCTCGGAGCCTTGATGGCGATGGACCGGAAAGTGCCCTGGGTGGAATTCAGGACCATCGAGGGCAGGGCGTCGCCTTCGATGTCCTCGGCGATGACCACGCACTCCTTGATGCCGGCCTGGTCGATGTGGCCGAATATCGGCAGGATTTCCCGGAAGGAATAGACCTTGCGGTGCATGATGAGTATCGCCGGCTTGTTGGCCAGCACGGCCTCGCCCCGGGAATCGTCGGTCACCATATAAGGGCTCAGCCAGCCCCGCTCCAATTGCAGGCCGGTCGCCATCTCGGTGGTGGTCTCCCGCTGCATGACCTGGTCGACGGTCACGGTCCCGGCCGGTCCGACCTGGTGGACGGTCTCAGCCACGACCTTGCCGATTTCCTCGTCGTTGCCGCCGGAGATGGTGGCGATCTTGGTCAGCGTCTCCAAGTCATCGGCCGGCTTCTTCAGCTTTTCGAGATAGGCCAGGACCTCGTCGAGAGCTTCCTCGACTTCCCGGGCGAGCACCATCGGGTTCATGCCTTCCTCGATTTTCTTGGCCGCCTGGGCGAGCAGGTGGTAAGTCAGGACCGTGACAGTGGTGGTGCCGTCCCCGGCCACGTCGTTGAGCTTGTTGGCGGCTTCTTTTATAAGTTCCTCGCCGATGTTCTCAGCCTCGTCCTTCAGACTGATGGACTTGGCGACGGTCACGCCGTCGTGGGTGACGGTCGGTCCGAGTCCGCGCCGGCCGATGACGACGTTGCGACCTTTCGGTCCGAGCGTCGTCTTGACGGCGTTATACAGCTTCTCGGCTCCGGCCAGGAGCTTGTCCCGGGCCTCCTTGTCGAAAAATAAATCAGTAGTCTGCGGGTTCGTCGGTTGCATCTTTGAGCCTTCCTAGGACATCGTCCCATGCTATTAAATAGTGTTCCTCGCCGTTTAAGTTGACCTCGGTCATGGCGTAGGGCTTATAAATAACTAAATCGCCGACTTTAAAGGGGACTTGTTCCCCGACGGCGATTACTTCTGCTAGTTTCGGTGCTTCGGCTGAGCCGTCACTAAGCAGGAAGGACCCGACTTGGGTTTCTTTTTTGCTTGGTTTGGCCAGCAGATAGCCCCGGGACGGTTCTATGGTCTGCGTTGGCATGCGTTTCTCCCTTAATTACTCGCTCAAAGAGCCTTTTGTACTGACTCCAGTTTTTCTCCAGCGTCCAGTTAAGCATAACATCTTCCTGAGCGTTTGTGACCAGCTTTTTACGGAGCGATTTACTATCCACAGCCCGCTTAATCTGCTTATACCACGCCTCGGGTGTGTTTTGAGGCACCAGCAGGGCGTTTTGGTTGTGTTTTAGGGTGGAATATGGCCCTATATCCGAGGCGATGAAGACGCTACCGGCCCGGCTCATCTCCTGCCACTTGATATTTGACTTACCACGGTTGAATATGTTGTCGTTTAGCGGTCCGAGGGCGATATCGAAGTTCAAAGACGGGTAAACGTCCGAAAAGAACTTGTCACCGCGCTTGCCTTCCTCCCGAATCAGCCGGGCCCGGGGCAGGTAGGTGTCGACCAGCTGGCCGACGCACTTGAAATAGATCCGTTTGTCCTCGTGCATCAGCTTTTGGACGGCTTCCAGCACGCCGGTCTCGTGCAGGTCGGCGTAGTGGGACGCCCCGCCCATGTAGCCGATGACTATCTTGTCGCCGTTATCGAAGCCGGGGTGCTTATAAATGTCGGCGATGTAGTTGGGGATAACGGTCACCGAGTCGGCCGGCAGCATCAGGCCGTCGACCTGGCTTTCGGTCCGGCGTTCCCGGAACCGCTCGGCAAGGACCTCGCTGGGCGTGGTTATCCACGGGTTGTTGGCTATCATCCGCTGCATCCAGTAGACCTTCTCGTGGTCCATCTTCAGCCAAAACGGGTTATCCGGGTTGATGGCGAACATGTCGTCGTCGCAGTCCATGACGAACTCGGTGCCGGTTCTCGCCCGCAGGGCCATCAGCAGCGTCCAGGCGGTCGGGTCCGGGTGATAGCTTGAGAATATCAGCTGATACTGGCTGAGATTGTCGAAGGCCTTGGCCATCTCCTCCTTGGTGAACTCGGCCTTGTCCTTGTACTTCTCGAAGCCGGGGATGAAGGTCGGGCTGTGGTCGATGGTCCAGTCGACGTGCTTGGCCAGCTCGAGCATCGGCCTATATATACGCCAGTGGTCGACCTGGCTTTGGGTATCAGGGTTAGGCAGGATGGCGGAGTGGACGGCTAATATCTTCATGAGTCCTCGTCCCGCTTGGTATAAAACTGCCGTTCGATAGCCTCGAACTGTCGCTCGTGGGCCCGGATGAGGTTCTCGATTTTCCACTGCCAGTACTCGTCACGATATAAGGTGGCTTTTATAAGACGCTCGCGCAGGCGAAGCAATTGGCGGTCCTTCAGCTGGGCCATGATTTTCTTGATGGCCTTGTCGGCCTGCTGCCGGGTGAAGGGGTGCTTGGACTGGTCGTCCCGCCGCTCCTTCAGGTACTTGAGCGTGGACTGCCGGCCCCACATGAAGTCTTCCATGACTAATTCAGTGAGAAGGGCGTTTGTACGTGCTCGGGTCCGTTAATCAGTCCCTTGCCGGTCGGGCCGAGCTCTTCCATGTCGACCAGGTCGCCGTCGCTCATTTTGGCCGAGCCTAAGCCTTGTTCGCCGATGATTTCCAGTATCTCAGGCACGCTTACCCGGTAGATTCGGGCGTAGTCCTGGATGGAGCCCTGGCCCCGCTGGTAAAAGTCCTTGATCTGTTTCTGTTCTTCTTCAGTCAGTCTGCTCGGTTGCATCTTCTTGGTCCTCGAATTTCGTGCTTATCTTAGGTTTCAATTGGCGGTTGACTCGCTTGGTGACGATTTCGGCTAATAGTTTGGCTGCCTCATCGGCCTCGCTGTCGTTAACTCCGAAAGCCGTAAAACCCTCACCTTCGGGCGTCGATTTGAACTTCTGCGTAATAGCCCGGCGGTTATTCTCACGGCGGAGTGCTTCACCGAAGTCCATCTACGCCTCACTGGGGTTTTCCGGACTTAACTTTTCAGTCTGTTCGGCGGCGACTTCCTCGCCTTTTTCGTCTTGGTGTTTTTCATCGTACTCGCTGGCGAGCATCAGGGTATAGGTAAAGTAGGTGCCTGACTTGCCTTCCTCGGACGGGATATCGACGACTACAAAATCGGTGCTGGTCTCTCCGTCAGCGTTCGGGACGCTGATCTTATCACCGACTTTATACAGCTGGGCACTCACGCTTTGGCCTCCGCCTTAGCGACGTTGTGCTCATCGACGATATTGAAGACTTCCTCGCCGGATAGGTCATACTTGGCTGCGATGTTGGCGACCGACGCCCCGGGCTGGTTGAACTCGGACACGATGTTGGACTTGTCCTCGTCGGTCAGCTCGCGCCGGCGGGCCTTCTCTTCGGCGGCCTGGCCCAGGCTCATCTCGCCGGTATTCTCGGTGGTATTGACATGGCCATCAGGGTCCGGGCCGACGTTGACGAGGTCGTGCTCGGGCTTGTCGGCTGAGTCATCAGCGGTCGGAGCGGCCGCTCCGCCGTCGCTCGGGTCCGGGCGGTTCTGAGCGTCATTTATACGGGCGAGCAAATCCTCGTCGGATTCGCCGTCGACCGGTGTCAGACCGAGTTCGCCGGCCTTATCTAATAATTTCTTGTTGGCCATACCTTCCTCCAAAACTTAGTTAGGGTTGTGTTCTCATATTATGTTACCACAATACTCCACACTCAAGCGCACCCTAGGGCACTGTTAAGAACTTAAGCTACAAGTTCAATCCGCTCAGGCCTAGGTTCGGCCGGTGGCGCCAGACTTGACGGCTATCAGCCAGTTAGCGTTAAGCGTCTTACAGACGTAAGTCGCCGCCCAGCTAACCATACTGAAGCGACCAGTGGCGTTGCCGGAGTCGATCTTGGTATGAGGGATGATGAACAGTTCCGGCTTGTCGCCGACCAGGTCGATGCAGCCGAAAGCGTTCGCACCATGTATGAAGTTCCAGACGATGTCAGCGCTCGAGGCACCGCCATCTGCGGTTTCATACTGGTTCGGGCTTTCAGTGAATCGGACGCCTAAGATCTTACCAAGCTCACCCTGGTACAACCGCTCAGAGCCGTTGTCGTAGATGTCAGCTGATAAGAACGTGGAGTCACTGGTCAGGTCGTAGCTGGTGTCCGGTCCCAACTTGCCGACCCAAGGAGCGATTCGGGCCTGGAATCTTTTGGCTTTGTTTTTCTTCAAGGTGCGGACCGCTTTGCGGACTTCGGCCACGGCCATGACGTCGGTGATACCGACTAGTGACAGTGACGCTTTTCCGCCGGCTAACTGCGCGGTGGCGCCGGTGGCGAGCTCGTTGCGGGTCAGCTCGTCGATTGTTTCACCCATGTTTTGTCCAACAACTTCAATCTTTTCCTCGTTGTTTGCATCTATGGACGTGAGGCTTAAGAACCGGGAGATCTTCACGCTCGTTCCGTACTCGCTAAGCTGTGCGGACACAGTGGTAGCGGTCAGGGCGACCTCGGCAGGGTTGGTCCCTTCCGTCAGCGCGGTGGTCGCTGTTGCAAGAGGTGTGTGTCTAGTGAAGTTTACTTGCTTACCTTCATTAGCGGGCTGGCTTCGCATCTGAGCACCCTCGTTGAAGATGTACTCGTACTCGGCCCGGTCCAGGAATACCTTTTCGTAAAGAATCGACATTTCCTGGGTTAACCCGGCAGTGGTTTGTGCAGACATAATTGTCCCTTTTTATTGTTTTAAAAGCGACTGCGGGATATGTCCGACGTTATGAAGTTTTAAACTTTATGGTACCCGACTTTTTTACGCATCTCGTCGAGTGAAAGGTCTTCGAACTTACGGTCAGCGGGCTTTCCGCCTCCAGGCTTGGGAGCCGTGGTATCGGCGGCCGCTTCGGTGGCAGTACGTTGGTTTCCTGCAGTCTTGGCCGCGTAAGCACGTGCGGCTTTGACGTGTCGCTCAGCGATAGCGCTTAACCTCACGCTAGGGTCGAGCTGGGTTATCGGCTTGCCTTGGTTATCGTAGCCGACGACCTTGAAGGCCCGCTCCTGGTACTCTTGGGCGATTGCCTCGTCGAGTTCCGGTGTGAAATCGGGCTTGTCAGGATTGAGCTCGTCATACTTGACCGGGATAGTTTCCTGGTCCCGTTCGAAGTTATTGACCGCATCTCGATGGGCGAGCTGGCGGCTGACTTGGACTTCGGCAATTGCGGATGCCGTCTGGACCACGTCCCTCTGCAGCTGGTCGGCCGGGACTTCCTGTCCTGGCTGATACTGGGGGAATTGTGGCGACTGCTGTCCGCCGGCCGGAAACTGGTTAGGTCTCTGACCTTGCTTCACCTGAGCTTCGAGTCCGCCGATTCCTCGGCTGGCTCGTTCCTGGTCACGACGCTCCTGGCGAGTTTGCTGCGGTGCGGGCTGGGCACCACCCCCCTCGTCGGGCGTAGGCTGTTCGCCTTCGTCGCCTGCCGGTTCGGCCGAGGCCGGAGTGGCGGGTTCGGTTGGCGTTGGTTGCTCAGCTGGCTGGGCTGGCTCTGCCGGAGTAGCTGGCTCGGCAGGGTTTGGAGCCGGATTTTGATCTTGTGGATCTGGCATGATAACTGCCTTTCTAGCACCTTCTTGGTGAGGGCTCTACCGTAAAAGCACCACGTTGGTTAACGGCCAGGGCTCTGCCACGCACCTTGTTAAGCGTCAGGGCGCTACGCTGAGCGTGAATTGCTCATTTTGGCCAGCGAGGGGGTGGGCACCGCACTGGCTAAAATCAACACTTCACGTGTACTGGATGCGTCGAATCATCGGCATGCCTTCCTTGTCGATGCCATAAAGCTGATAGCCCGGCGGGATGTAGGAAGCGTGCTGGAACGGGCAGGATTCGCAGACCAGTTCGGTCCCGCGCTGACGCCAGGCGTGTCCGGCCAGTTCGGGCTGGGGCAGGTCATCAAGGCTGAGCGATGCGTGTATCGGGTGTCCATTGTCATCAACTTCCTGTGTCTGAGCTGTTTGGCTGCTTGGGTCGATTGGGCTGTTGCTCGATAGCCTCGACTGCATTTTGCACGTCCTCCATTATCTTTTTGATTTCTTCACGGACGGTCTGATTGGCCAGCACCCGGACCTTGAACTCATCAATCGGCAGGTCCTTGAACTGCAGGATGTTGTTGCCGTCGTAGGCTTCCAGCAGTTCCTCGAACTTCCGCTGGACGGATGCCCAGGCCGGATGCCAGAACGGGGCGGCCTCGTTGTTGGTCTCCTGGTCGTCTTTGACCTGGTCCTCGGTGATAGCCGGCACGTCCCGGGCTATATCGAAGCTGGTCGGGACCGGTGCCTGGTCGTCGACGGTGGCGAAATCGGATGCGTTGTTAGCTCTAGCCACGGTTCACTCCTTGCGGTTGGGGCGGGGCGGGGGCTCCGCTTAATAATTGCTGGGCGACGGATGCGATGGCCGGATCTTGGAAGCCGGGAGCTCCGGCGGGCGGTGATATCGGCTGAGGTCCGGGCTGTGGCGGGGCTTGCGGTGGTGCTCCGGCGGGCATCGGTAAGGCCTGCTGAGCACCGGGCGGTACGGCTCCTGGCTGGACCATGCCAGGCTGAGCCGGCTGTGGCTGCTGGGTAGCCTGAGCCATGGCTTGGGCCGGTGATACTTCCTGCAATATGCGGTCCCAGTCGGTGATGCCGGCGGCGATGAAGATAGATTTGGCGTGCTCGTCCTCGTCGTATTTGAGCGTCCCGCCGGATAGCTGGCGCGGACCCATCGGCGTCGGGTGCATCATCTCCCAGGTGGCCATCAGGGCCTGGAACTGCTCCTCCTCGTTCTGCTTCATGGAGCTGTTGGAATCAATCAGGTAGCGGTAGCCCTGGCTCGATGCCAAGGCCTTCTTATCAAGCGTCATCTTGCCGGCCGAGCCACGGTTGTCGAACGTCGT